CGGAATGGGGCGACAACGAAATCGAGCTTTTGGCCGGCCATGAAACGATCATCAAGAACGCCGAGGGCGGGGATGGGCACCAGGACAAGGTGCTGAAGATCCGCTGGCACGCCAAGCTTGGTTACCTTGAGCTTGCAGCCAAGCACCTGAAGCTGGTAGACAACAACGTCACAGTGAATCTTCCACAGCTTGATGCTTTGATGCAGAACATCTTACGGGCGAGACAAGCGATTACGCAGCGAAGGTTGCCGGAGAAAGCCGGCGGTTAGAGCTTGTGGGAAGCCTATCGGAGAGGCTCATGCCTCTTGAGCAGTCTGTGGAACAGGCAAGATGCGGAGTGGTGGGTTCTGCCGCATCACTTTCACGATCCTCTGAAGGACGCCAACATCGCCAACCCTGGGGACTGGCGATCTTCAGGGAGCGGTGGCGATCTTCAGGCGCCAGCCGAAAGGAGCCATGAGGGCTGACTGGGAAGCCCGGAAGCTGATCGTGGGGACTTCGGCTCTCAACCCCGTGGACGAAGCCCTCTCTACTGCGGTAGGGGACTGCTGGGACGATCCAGAGCTGTTCGTGATGGGGATGTATCCCTGGGGCAAGCCTGGCCCGCTGGAAGCCTACCAGGGCCCTGACGTGTGGCAAGGGCAGTTCCTCAGGGACCTCGGGGACAAAGTGAGAGGCAACGGGTTCGATGGCGTTGCGCCGGTGACGCCTATCCGGGTAGCGGTGAGCTCAGGACACGGTGTCGGGAAAAGCGCCTTAGCGGCTTGGCTCGTGGATTGGATCATGAGCACGCGTCCAAACGCTCAAGGGACGATCACAGCCAACACCTTCACGCAGCTTTCGACGAAGACGTGGGCTCAGGTCAAGAAGTGGACGGCTCTGTGTGCGACCCGGCACTGGTTCGAGATCAACGACGAGCGCATGTATCACAAGCTGGCCAAGGACACGTGGTTTTGCACCCCTCAGAGCTGCAAGGAGGAAAACTCCGAGGCTTTCGCCGGGCAACACGCAGCCACGTCGACGTCGTTCTACATCTTCGACGAGGACAGCGGTGTCCCAGACATCATCCACGAAGTTTCCGAAGGCGGCTTAACAGACGGCGAGCCCATGATATTCCGCTTTGGAAACTGCACGCGGTCCTGGGGGGACTTCCACCGGATCTGTTTCGGGACTGGACGGGATCGCTGGCACCCCATCGTCGTGGATGCTCGGCAGTCAGCGCTCACGAACAAGACCCAGATCGATGAGTGGGAGAAGGACTATGGGGAGGACTCGGACTTTTTCCGGGTCAGAGTCAAGGGTCTCCCACCGCGGGCTAGCGAGCTTCAGTTCATCGACCTCGATCGCGTCCTTCAGGCTCAGAAACGTCCGGACATCGAGCCCTTCGAGGACGAAGCGCTGGTCGCCGGGGTTGATGTCTCGGACGGGGGGTTGGCTTGGAACGTCGTCCGGTTTCGGTGCGGGCTTGATGCTCGGTCGATTCCTCCGATTCGGATTCCAGGCGAAGCGGTGCGTGGGGATCGGTCCGCGTTTCTCGCCAAGCTCGCGGATGTGCTGACAGGGACGTTCAACGGCCGCAAGGTGTCCATGATGTTTGTTGACTCTGCTTTCGGAGCGCCGTACGTCGAGCGGCTCAAGACCATGGGACATCGAAATGTGGAGGAGGTGCGTTTCGGAGCTCCGGCTCTGGATGATCAGTTCGACAACATGCGAGCGTACATGTGGGGTCGGCTCAAGGACTGGCTCTTGCGAGGTACGCTTGACCCGAAGGATATGATCTTGGAGACTGACCTTACTGGGCCCGGGTACAAGATGACTCGCCAGGATCGGATCGTTCTTGAGTCGAAGGCGGAGATGGCCAAGCGTGGGGTTGCGAGTCCGGACGATGGAGATGGGTTGGCTCTGACGTTTGCGGCTCCGGTGCGGACGAAGAAAGCGGCGAAGCAAAGGATTTTGGAGGAGTACATGGGCGAGACCGGCTGGATGGCTCGATGACCGACCAACCCCAGAAGACCGAGCCTGAGCAAGCCAAAGAGGCGACGAAGCTGTTCGCTGAGACGGTCGAGGCCAAGCTTCTGGAAGTCATGCGTCCGTGGATCAAGACTTCGCTTTGGACAGCTTATGCGGCGGGTGTTTCATTTGGAAGTCGCACAGCACCTAAGCTGATCACCAATCCTTCGGAGCCAGACAAATGAGCGAATCCGCCACGACTTCACATCGCGAGTCCATTGTCGATCGTTGGGTAACATGTTGGATGACCGATCCAGGGGTTGTAGCTACTCTCAAGAGGTACTTCGCCGAGGTCTATGACGTCGGCTACGGTCACGGGTATGGCATTTGGAGGATTGGCCGTCCGGAGATACAAGTCGTGGGTACCAAGGATGAATACGGTGAAGACGTTTATGAGGTGAGAGCCAGACTTCGCGCTCGTGACATTCGACCCGTGGAACGGATAGTTGTATTAGCAACTGATGCAGTGAGGGACTACGACCTGGACAATCCATATCCCATTTCCGAGGATTCCTTGAGGGCGATCTTAAGGCTTCATATCGTTGCTGCCTATACGGCTGGAATGGGATCAGGCCGTACGGTGTTTAAAGTCGAGCCACAAGAAGGCCATACGGTGCTTGACGGCATGACAGAATTACCCGTGGAAAAGAAAGTGATTACAAGCCCCCAAGGCTTTAGCGGTTTTCCTCTGCGTGAGCCACAAGAAGGAGACAAATGAGCCAGCCAACGAACCGGCGCAGCCGCATGGTCGTCTCGGTTGCAGTTGTCGTGACTGACCCGGAGATCATCGGGGACAAGTCTACCGTCGAGACTTTCATAGCCTTGACTCCGCGGTCGGACATGGAGCTTGCGGTAGCGCTTCACGGCTCTCTTGAGGCAATCAAGCAGCAAATGGTGCTGGCCGAGCAGGGTGCTGGGCTTCGGGTACCGGACCTGGTTCCGGGCATGAAGCTGATCAAGTGACACTGACAGAGAGAGAAGGCTACGCACTGTGGCGTGCGCAATTCCCTTGGTCTGATCAGGAATTCGCTCAAGCGATGCAGGAAGTCATTAAAGACTGTGAAAGGAATGGGAATTTCTTCTATGCACAAGTGTGTCAAAAACGTAGCGAGGCGATTCTGCGTGGACACCTTTCAGGTAAGGATATGCGTCTCTTGTTACCGAGGATGGTCAAACATTGCGAACTGTGCGGCAAGACGGCGCTTTACCGAATGGGGGCCCTAGGTCGTTGTCGAGAACATCGCATGGTTCCCACTAAGGGTTTTTTGTACCGAAAGGCAATAATGGAAGCGAAAGACGAGCGACTTGGACCACTGCGAAAGGACCCAGTTCGTTCTTCTCTTCTCATGGTTAACCCGTCCAAGCCTCTCAAGTGACGGTGGGTGAGATCCTTGACGTAACGAGGACGGTATCGAGTCTCATGGCACTCATCGTTGCGTCGTTGTTGGTTCTGGCGATCGTGATCTTTTGCGGGGAGGAACTGAAGTAGTGAGCTTCATCGTCTCCGGAGGTTCACGGCGTGCCCGGCTTTATCCACGACGAGTGATGCCGCTCAGGCAGTTGCTTGAAGCTGAGAAGGCGAAAAACGTAGACAGTGACCGTCGAATTGACGGACTGCTCCGGTTGGTTCAGAATCAGCAAAAGGCTTTGGATGAGTTCCGAACACGTCCTACGGCGTGGCAGCGAGTCAAGGGCCGCATGTCCAGGTTCCTAGGATTCAAACGTGGCCAGTGAAGCCGCATACGGTTCTGACGGGCCAGACCTCGACAAGCTAGCCGAGAAAGCGCTCCGGTGTTTCAAACAAGCGAGCGAAGCTTGGGCGAAACAGAGGGAACGCGAGCGAGACGACCTCCGGTTTCAGGTTCCAGAGATGCAGTGGGACGAAGCTGCGCGGCGTTCTAGGCTCGGGATCAGTGTTGAAGGGGTCCCGACTCCGGCTCGCCCGCTCATGTCAATCCCCAAAATCGATCAGCCCATCGACCTCGTTCTGACAGCGCAGCGAGCGGCGCACCTGGGTGTCGATATTCACCCTATCTCTGAAGACGCAGAGGACGACACTGCGGAGGTTCTCCAGGATCTTTACCGGCAAATCGAGCGGGACTCGAATGCGAACCTGGTACGAAGTTGGGCGTACGAGCGTGCGGTGATGTGTGGGCTTGGAGCTTACCGGGTACGGACCGTGTATGACGACCAAGGCGGCTCTCCGCTGGACCAGAAGATCATGTTCGAGAGAATCTTGGACCAGTCGAGCGTGTATCTGGATCCGGCGGCGCAGAAAGCCGATTTCTCGGATGGACGGTGGGCGTTCGTAGCGTCGTGGATGGATCGGGAGGTGTTCGAGGACGAGTTTGGCGAAGAAGCTGCGACACTGATGCTTCAGGACCCATTGATGTTCGAGGAAGCTGCGAAGCTCACTCCGGAATGGGTTTTGGGTGACAAGGAACATCAAGCGCTGCTCGTGGCCGAGTATTACTGGAAGGTTCCTACCAGCGAAACGTACTGTCTTTGCGACGATGGACGGGTCTACGAGGAAGAGGACGTTCCGACCCGGCTCAAGGTCAAGCGTACCGTCAAGCGGAGTGTCGACACGGTGTGGTGGGCGAAGATTGGGCCCGGCGGACAATACTCTGGAATTCAGTTTTTGGAAGGACCTCAGGAGACGAACGGGCACCTGATTCCTATCGTGGTGACCGTTGGGCGCGAGCTTCAGCCTTTCGATGCTGAAAGGCGTTGGCGAGGGATGATCGGTCCTGCGAAGGACGCACAGCGCGGGTACAACTACGCAGCGTCACAAGCGCTCGAGCTCTCGGCTCTTGAACCCAAAGCTCCATGGATTGCGGAGTACTCCCAGATCGAGGATTGGGAAGACGAATGGCAGCAGTCCAATGTCCGAAACATTCCGGTCTTGAGGTACAATGCCAAAAGCGTTGACGGTCGTCCGCTCCCGCCACCTCAACGTGCTCCAGTCGATACGGGTCGGCTGACGTCATCGCTTCAGCTTTTGAGTCTCATGGACAGCGCCCTGCAAGCGTCCACAGCTGCCTACAATCCTCTGCTCGGACAGGTCGAGAAGGAACAGTCTGGCAAAGCGATTCTGGCGCTTCAGAACCAGGGGGACCAGGCAACCTCGAGCTACCTTCAGAACTTTCAGGAGATCGCGATCAACTCTGAAGCCCACATCACCTTGGACTTGATGCCGGCAATTTACGACCGTCCTGGGCGAGTGGTGAGGACATTGTCTCTCGAAGGCGAATCGAATGTGGTGATGCTGAACGCCTCTCACTACAGTCACCCCGAGACTGGTTTTCCTGTGCGTTTGCCCGACATGACGGGTCCGCAGCAGATCCTTCCTCGAGGAGTGAAGGTCAAGCGGTTCGATCTTTCCAAGGGTCGGTACGGGGTAGCGATTTCGATTGGACGAGCGTACCAGACGAGGCTAGCTCACGGGTCTGACGCCGTTGGGCAGCTCATCCAAAAACTCCCGCCCGAGCTTCAGATTGTGGCGCTTCCGACGTGGATGCACTTTCAGGACTGGCCTGGGGCCAGGGAGCTTTCCGAGCTGATCGGTAAGGTAAGGGACCAGCAATTTCCATATCTGACTCAGGGCGAAGATGGGGCTACGGATCCGAAGCAACTCATGGCTCAGCTCCAGGCGCTTCAAGGTCAGTTGCAGCAAGCAACGCAGGCTCTTCAGCAAGCCCAGCAAGCTGTGGAGACGAAACAGGCCGAACAGCAGGCCAAGATTCAGGTTGCTCAGCTTCAAGCTCAACTTCAAATGAAACTCAAGGAGATGGACAACGCCGCCAAGATCGAGGTAGCTCGGATTCAAGCAGCCCGGGCGACGTACGACACTGATCGAGCGGCGCACGAGGAAGAAATCGCTTTGGCCATGGACCAGGTGATGGGGGACCGCAAAATGGCCCACGATGTAGCGATGAAAATCTTGGACCATCGGCACGAACGAGCGATGGCTCGAATGGAGGCCTTGACAGAAGGGGAGCAAGCGGCGCACGATAGGGCTCATGAGAGTGCGCTCGCTGCTCAGGAGCACATTCACGGGCTCGCCTCCGCGAGTCACGCCGCGTCCCTCACTCCCTTACCCACCGAAGACGGACAAGAACCCCCCACCCCCGGGGCCGAACCCGAAACCGGACAAACCCAGGAGTAATCCCTCATGAAGCATGTAGGAAAGAAGCTGAGTTCAAAGCCTCCGATGGACCCGATGATGGACACCCGCGGCACAGACGGAGTGGATCACTACGGCCACGATGGCGAATCCCTCACAGGACACCATTTCGAGGTGTTCCACCATGACGACGTGCCCGAACCGATCCACGACACCCGGGGTTCTAAGAAGATCCTCGAAGGACCTCCGGAGCCCGACGAATACGCCACGGGCATGAAGCCGGACGGTCCCGAGCCTGTGGAAAGGGTCAAGAAACCTCCCAGGGTTCCCGATCCGATGCACGACAAGCGTGTGTCCAAGGGCATTGTCGTAGGCAAGCGTGCGAGGGGCGAGGCTCAAGGGTGAAACCCCATCACACGGGTCACACGTTTGAGGTCGACGGGTCCGCTCACTCGGACGGCGAGCATCATCAACGTCGGATGAAGAAGATGAAGCTTCATCTCCAGAAGGGCGCGCTACACAAGGACTTGGGCGTCGCCGAGGGCGAGAAGATCCCGGAAGTGAAGATCCAACGGGCTCTTCACAGCAAGTCGAAGAAACTCAGGAAGCGGGCCCAGTTCGCTGAAAACGCGAAACATTGGCACCATGGCTGAAGATCCGACGATCGGTAATCCGCACGTGACGTTCCAGCACGACGGATTCAGCATTTCGTCCACGGACGGGGCTGAGGACGAAGTCAAGGCTCAGCTCGACGCCAACGACCATCCCGAAAAGGGAGACAAGGTCAAGGAAGCGGCTTCCGAGCTTGGGAAACGTGGTGCTGCCGCGGCGGCTGAGAAGCGTGCTACCGAGAAGCCAGAGCCCGACGAGGAAGAAGAACCGGAGCCGAAAGCTGCCAAGACGCTCAAGCCGATCAAAGACAAAGAACCGGCAACAACGCAGCAACGAACCGAGAAGGAAGACGAGGACAAAGGAAGGAAAGCTGGATCTGGGAAGGATTTACGGGAACGGGTCAAGGAAACAACGAGGGAAAATGCGGAACTCAAGCGTCGGCTGGCTCAAGCCGAAGCTGTACGTCAAGCTCCTTCACCTTCTCCAAGGCCAGCAGAACGAGCACCACAGGCTCAGGTAGAGCCCCAGAAGCCCCGCCCGGGGGATTTCCAGACCGCCGAGGAATACCTCGACGCTCGGGACAAATACAACCGCGAAAGCTGGGAGAAACAAGCTCGCGAACAGCAAAGACTCCGGGACGCAGAACAGGCTGCGAACGAAGCGGTTCGCCAGTTCAAGGAAACCGCGGATTCTTACAAAGCCAAGATCGAAGCAGCGGAAAAAGAAGACGAGGACTTCCAGGACCGTATCAGTCCCGAGGTCCGGGCTCTCAACATCGACCCTATCGTAACGGGTCAGGGAGCAGTCCGAGCGGAACATGTTGTAGCTCTGGAAATCATTCGGTCGGACCAGACAGCCGGCTTCATGCTATACTTTTCGGAACATCCTGAAGAACTCCAGCGGCTGGCCAAGCTGCCGAACTACCAAGCAGTGATTCGGGAAATGGCCAAGATCGAGGCCCACCTCGATTCTCCAACGTCGGGTGCAACCACAGGCGCCGCCCGAGCCGAGGAGCACAGTAGGGCGAAACCACCGGTTACGCCTGTGACCGGGTCGCCTCACACGCCGGATCCGTACGCAGTGGACGACGATACGTCATTCGACGAACACATGCGACGGATGAACGCGAAAGACAAGAGAGCGCGTCCGAGACTAGCTTCACTTCGTTAGCCTCCTGGCAGTGAAGGTCGGCTTTCTAGCCGATCTACGGGAATTCCATGGCGAATACACTGGCGACCCCCACGTGGGTCACGAAGGAAACCACACGTGGCTTCGTGAACGAAGTCAAGTTCATCGCGAATGTGAACCGCAGGTACGATGACCAGTTCATCCAAGCCGGAGCGAAGGTCGGCTATACCATCCAGGTACGTCTGCCACAGCGCTTCACCGTCACTGACGGTCAAGCATTGTCGCTGCAGAATATCTTCGATCAGACCGTCGCCGTAACCCTCACCAACCAGAAGAACGTCGCTTTCGGGTACTCAGCCGCACAAGCGACTGCCGAGCTCGACATGATCCGGGAGCGGTATGTGCAGCCTGCGGCAGAAGCTCTCGCCAACGCTGCTGATGTTCTTGCGTATTCCAGCACCTACAAGGACATCTACAGCTTCGTCGGTACGATCGGGACGACACCGAATGCCGTTTTGACGTATTTGCAGGCTGGAGTGAAGCTGTCGGATCTGTCGGCTCCGGTTCCGGGTCGTGTGGCTGTGCTTGATACGTTGGCCATGATGACTCTCGCTGGTGCTTCGGCGACTCTGTTCAACCCCCCGAAGACCATTTCGGAGAACTACAAGACTGGACTTTTTGCGAGCGAACAGCTTGGAATTGCGGAGTGGTACCAGGACCAAAACCGGCCGTCGCACACGAGCGGAACCTTCACGTCTTCGACTCCGGTCGTGAACGGCGCAAACCAAACTGGAACGAACCTCATCACCTCGGGCTGGGCGAACGGCGCTACGACTCTCAATAAAGGCGACATCTTCGTGGTCGCCGGAGTCAACACCGTGAACCCGCTGGGGTACCAGTCGACGGGACGTCTCCAGCAATTCGTCGTGACGGCTACGACTTCGGATTCTGCTGGAGCGATCACGATTCCGATTTCTCCGGGCATCGTGACTTCGGGTCAGACCCAGACAGTGGATGCGTCGCCTGCCAACAACGCGATCATCAACGTTTGGAACACGACCGGAGCAACGTACGCCATCGGGACTGCTTTCGTGTCTCCGCAGTCTCTCGTCTTTCACCCCGATGCTTTTACGTTCGTGATGGCGGACCTTGTTCCGCCTGGTGCTGGTGCGCGGTCCACGACCGTTCGCTCGAAGGAGTACGGTATCGCCATCAGGATGGTCGAGCAGTACCAAATTGCGACAGACCAGAATCCGTCGAGACTTGATTTCCTCGCCGGAGCTGCGACTTTGCAGGCACGTCTTGCTTGCCGAGTCGTAGGGTAGGAGGGAGCCATGGCACTTGCAACGACAACACTTTCCAGCAAGGTGCTGGTGACGGACACGTCGATCAACGTCGCGGCGAATACGTCGATCGCAGTTGGTCGACTCATTCGAATCGACGGCGAGTTCATGCAGGTATCGGCAGCTTGGGGTACGACCGCGTATCCGACATCGGGGACTCTGGTTCCGGTACTTCGAGGAAAAGACGGCACTACGACTGCCGCTCATCCTTCGGGAGCAAACGTCACACACGGTGTTGCAGGAGACCTCATGCTTCCGCCCGTGGGTGAGGAGTTTTCTGTCACCAACCCTGCGGCACCTTGCATCCCGAACTACTCCTACGGAATCGCCGGCGCGCTGACTCTCGGTGGGGCTGGTGCCGTAGGTCCGCAAGCGTTTCACGTCATCAACGGTACCAATGCTCTTGCGATGACTCTTGCAGCCCCGACAGCAGACATGGACGGGCAAATCGTCATCGTGGCGAGCAACGGCAAAGCTGCTCACACGTTGGCGGTGTCTGGAAACAACGGGATCGGCAATGCGGGGGCTGGATACCGGACACTCACCTG